TTCCATCGCATTGATCCATGTGAGCACATTGGCACGCCATTGACCGCCCATCCAGTTTCATCAGCTTCTTCAGCTTCTTCTCTGGTCTTATAGCTTGGCACATCGCCATGCTTTGTTGTCCAATAGTCATAGTCGGCAGCTGGTGTTTCCGTCTTAACCAATGCCATGACCTCCTTTGTGGCCTTCTCCGTGCCACCCATCACCAAAGCCATCACGCGCATTAAAGCTGAGGTGCAAGTATCTTCAACCATCCAACGCCTCATTTTTTCGCTGTAAGCTGCAAGAAATCCATGTGCATAATCAATTGCAGCAGGATCAATCTCTGTTTGATTTCTCCATGCTTTAGCTTGAACCAGCACATAACCTTTCTCGGCATTGAATTCAATGATGTGAGTTTCAAGCCGGCCTTGCGGATATGTTGCAATCCACCTATCAGTCCGCTCTTTATTGCCTTCGTATGAGTCCATGAACGCCATTAGCGCACCGCCTGACCTGATGCATGTCGGCCTACGGCCTTGCCTCGCTGATAGCCATCTTTGTGGCCTTCTTTGTATCCAACCGCATAGCTGCAAATGGCCCATAAAATGCAGGCCACTAACATAAATATAAACAAACCAATTTCACCTGATGTCATTTTCTTGCTCCCGTTTCTGGGAGCCGTGTCTCAGCTCCCAAATACAGAGTGACAGGCACAGCGGACAAATTCAACAATCATGCGTGGATTGTGGCGTGTCGCTACTTCTTTAAAGCTATCTCAAGCAGTAATTGATCTAGTCGTGCCTCTATCCTGCTCACTTGATCCTTGAGAGAATTGCCACCATTCGGTGAAAGCTCGCGCATGATCGATTTCACCATGAATCTCATTGACGAATAGATGGCAGTCAGCACCGCAAGAACAAGCCCACCGACCGCCGTCCATTCGCCTATGCTCATTTCTTTAGGCCAAGATTATCTTTAGGATTTGCCCAACGCGCAAGCATTGGCACTAATCCAGCAACCAATCCCATTGCCAAATCCTTTGGATTCTGATTACCAGTCATCCACACAGCTAACATGCCAGCAACAGAGCTACGCGCCCAAGATGCCAACAGAGCTTTTGATTTATCCATTATTTTTCTCCTTTTGGTCGGTCGGGCAAATCACCCGAAAACGGGCCATAAGTTGGTCGGCCGTACCCGACAACAAATGACCTTGCTCCCAAAGTTCTTGATTTGACCATGACTTCGCCACCATTGCGCTGATCCCCACCGCCTGATGTGTTGCCTTCAATAGTCACAATCTGTTTTTCTGATGCCCGTATTACTAAACCGATGTGATTGATTGTCACCTTGTTATCAATAATGAAATCAAAAAACACAAAATCACCAATCTTTGGTGTTTCGTGCCATTGCTTGTTTTTCTTGAATGCTTCGGCTCCAGCCTTGGTGCTGACTACATTTGGCACTTTCACACCAGCTTGATCGGCGCACCAATTGAGAAATGACCCACACCATGGCAGCTTGTCGGCTTTCATGTGTTTGCCATATTTTGTCTCGTTGTTTCCAGTCTCAGCTGTGCCAACCTCGGCCAGAGCAATCTGAATCAAACGAGGCAATGTGCCTTGTGGAAATGTCACAATCCAAGAGCCTTCAAATCATCTGAAGTTAAACCAAGTGCCGCCAGTTTTGCTTCAGCCGCTTTGCGTTTAACCTCTTTCTCCGCTTTTAGTGTGGCTTCCTGTGTTAATTCTTCTTCTATTTTGAGTCTATCTTGCACCTCTTTTGGAGTTGCGTCTCTTTTAACAGATTCACCTGTTTCAGCATTTATTTCAACAATTTGAAAACTCATTATTTGACTCCCCATATTTTGTATGCACCAGCGGTAAAGTTTGGACTTGATCCAAAAATTGACTGTATAGTGATTGCACTTAGAGCAGTAGCATTATTTATAGCACCACCACAATTTGTTCCCCAAGCAACACTAGAACTGTCAGTTACTAATCCCGTAAAAGCATATGCTCTGCGATAAGTAGCAGTATAATTAAAAACTCTAATTGTCATTGTATTATTACTTTGTGTTGTCCAAGTTTTATCAACAAATCGTGGATATTCTTGTGAGCAAGCATCACCCGTGCTAGTGTCTGCGGATAAAATTGTTCCTGAGTTTCTGCCCCACGCAACACCGCCTGTAAAAACACCATAACCAGCAGCAGTTCCGAAAGTCACTCCGTAGATTTCAATAACTAAATCCTGATAAGCCTGGCTTAAACTTGAAATGGTTACTGTATTGGCGCCAGTTGGTAAATTACCTGATGTTAAAAGTGTGTAACTAGAAGGTGTAGCCCATTTCAAGCCTGTTGGGCTGACTGTGGAATCAGCTGTCAGAACTGTTCCATTTGCTCCAACCGGTAAATTGTCAAAAGCTGCATTGCCAGTACCGACAATTAAATCGGCTTTTGCCGTAATTTCTGTGGCCATTGAGTTTGTAATCGTTACCGCACCTGATGTGCCACCGCCTGAAATGCCTGTGCCAGCTGTGACCTCTGTGATGTCACCAACATCATTTGTGATCCACACAAAATCCATGTTGGCATTTGTATTTTTTGCAAGAATCTGGCCAGCTGTTCCACCTAATAAATCAGCCATAGATGAATCTACGGCTTGGCCAAAAACCTCAAAATCGGCCGGCAAATCTGTAACCAAATCTGTGGCCGTGGGCATTTGCCAGCCAAACGAACTCGTAGGATTGCTCACTTGTTTTTCTCCTTACGCCACAATTGTGGCATTTAGCCAATCCAAGGTTGGATTGATTGTGTTCCATTGCTCTGTCACCGGCACATCATTCCATCGCATGGCTTGCAATGAGAATGAAATCGGTGACACAATCATTGAAACGCTAACCTGATTATATCGGGCCGAAAATGTCCAGCCTTCAACGAAACCCAAGAAATCGCCGGAATTCATGTTAAGTGGCAAATTGGCTATATTGACAGGCATACCCATAAACACATTAATTAGATCATCGCGATCGGCATCGTCAAGCTCTGGATTCGTGAGCTCAAATGTGATGTTGTTGAAATTAAATCTTGGATACGCTCTTAACTCCAAATAAAAATCGGCCTGATCTTGAGCATCGGCTGCGTGTTTGATTGTTGTGGTAAAAATCTGCGAAAGCTGGCCATACAAGCCAACCGATGCAGGATCAACCGCGCTGACTTCCAAAGCGGAATTGTTTCCGTATCTCAGCGTTATGTTATTTCGGACATCTCCAGCACGCGATTGAATGCTCAAACCTGATGCCAAAGCATGATTGGCAGTCAAATCAACATAGCCATTGGCCGCTAGATATGTTGTGCGGTGTGTCGAATCCGCGTAACTAATTTGGCCTTGAGCATTCTCATAAATGTAACCGAGCCCCGATGTGGCCAAGGCCGATACCAATGAATAAACATCAATTGTGTCGGCACCGCGATTTTCAAGCTCATAATTGCCCGGTCGGTCAATTTCACCCAATCCGCTGTTTTCAGCATCTTGCCATTGAGTCGTTGGGTCATAAGTGGCCCATGTCAAGGCTTGCGGAACTTCTTGCCATGACAAAAACAAAACTTCTTTCAAAATGGTGTAAATCTGATTCCCATCAAAATCATCGCTTAGAACGCCTTCAGTAAGAGCTTTTGGCAATCTAGCCAATGCACCCAATGCAACAATTTTTATCCGCTGTGCATAATCCACAGAGCCAACCTCAGCCACGGCAATGCCTACATCAACGACAGACCCGCCAAAAATTGGCACAAATGTAGCTGTTGAATCTTGCAATTCAATAGTCAATGAATCATTAATTTCAATGAGCACATTTGATTGATCTAGATTGATTATTTCAAGGTTCGTGTATCCGGCATTTGCTTGTTCATAAATGTTAGTGCGACCGCTGGTAATCGTTAGATTGGCCAAAATGGCTGTTTGATATTGAATGCCGCCAATAGTGACACGCCAAACAGGATTGAAAAGTGTCATAAAAACACCAGATTTGAAGCTCCGTTTGTGCCTCTAAAACTTGAGTTGTTTAGAGCGTTTGTGGTCGCACGGCTAAATGCCTCCTCATCAATAATTGATGGCGCATTGACATTAATTACCACATTTGATGCGACATCTCCGCGTTCTCTAGCTCGAATGGCCATCGTTCGGGCGTTTATGTCACTCATGCTTGCACTAGCAGCAGCAGCAGCTGCAATTAATCGCGCTGTGTTTTGTGAATCTGTTGTGCCAGCTCCAGCTACGCCTTCCGTGCCACCTTTGTCACCTTTTATTTCAGGTATTACTGGAATTTTAATTTTAGGTATCACACCGCCGCCGCCGCCGCCGCCACCGCCGCCACCGCCGCCACCGCCGCCAGAAGTTATGCCACCTTTAATTGCTCCAGGTGCTCCACCAACAGCAAAAGTTTCTGCCTCGGCGGTATCACCTGATCTTGCCAAAGCATTTGCTCCAGCCAAAACTCCAGCAGCTAGTGCCACCGCGCCAACACCAAGCAATGGATTCAAAGCAAATGCGGTTGCAACACCAGCAACAATGGCTGATGCTTTGAGCAAATTATATGCCTTAATTAAAGTATTGATAATAGCAATGGTAGCCACAACAGCTGCACTAATTTTAGAAACAACAAATACTGTGCCGATAACAGCTGCAACCGCAATTAATTCATCTTTTAAAGTAATGACTGTTGCAATAACACCTCGAACCTTTTTGCCCCATTCAATTGCTGTTTCTTGTGAGTCAGTCAATCCATCTTTAAGGCTATCTTCACCAGTTAAACCATCCACAAAACTTTGTATGACAGGCACGACATCGCTGAGAATAAAAGCTGTCAATTCCTGAATGACCGGCAATAAAGCCGCGCCAATTTGTTCTTGGACTTCATCCGTTGCAATTTTTATGCGAGCAAAAGCCTTTTCGGCACTTTGCGCTTCATTATCGGCAAAACCGCCAAAAGTCTTTGTAAGTGTGTTAAAGACTAAATCAAAATCTTTAGATTTAAGAATTGATTGATCTATGCCTAATCCTAAACGACCCAATGAAGCAAGATTACCGTCATAAGCTTTTCCAAGCGCATTGGCAACAGCTTCCAATGGTTTGCCAGTAGCTGATGAAATATCCAAAGCTAGATTTAATAATTTTTGAGCATCTTTGACATCTTTTGTTGATCTAGTCAATCGGGCAAATGCTGGTCGCAATTCATCATCTGTGACACCAATTGCAATGGATGTTGTTGAAATGTATTTCTCAACACCTTTGATTTGTTCTGCTGTTGCGGTAGTTGTGTTTTCAATTGTCAAAGCTAAGAGCCGTTGAGCCTTTTCATCAGCTGCCGCGTTTTTTATTGATTCGACCGCAAATGCACTAATTGCAGCTCCGGCAGCTGCAAACGCCAAAGCCGCTTTTTTGCCAAATGCCGTGAATTGGTCGCCAATTGATTCTGTGTCTTTACTGGCCGTTTTAATGCCTTTTGTAAATTCAGCAACATCGGCCAATAAAGAAAGTTTGAGCGTTCTTGATCCTTGAGCGGCCATTTACCACACCTTCACAATCTGTGAAAACGCCTCTGCCCATTGGCTAACAATCTGTGGCTGTTCTGCCTTGAGCGTTGGATAAATAAACCAGCCTTTTGACCCACGGCCTTCACGACCAGACCAGATTGGGAATTGCCTGTATTTGTTTGATCCAAATTCATAGCCGCCCCAAAGCTGCTGAGTTGTGCCGCCGCCTGAAAATTTTTGTGAGGCAAAACCAAATGACATTTCGCCAACTTTTGATGATTTGCTTACCCGTGAGCCTTCAGCAATGCGGCGTGAAGCTGTGTCTCGGCCTTGAGATTTGGAAATGATTTTGCCTTGAAGATAGGTAGCAAGGCCATTGGACACACTTTTGGCTTTTGTGACAGCTTCATCATCCATGCCTTTAAAAGCATAAATGATTGATCGTAGTTCAGCTTTGTCAAAAGCAACTGCATCTTCAGCCATTTCGCTTCTCCATAATCTCAATTGCCGTTAGTAAATCCTCAGCTGTTTTAAATTCGCTGACAGGTTGGCCACTTGCTATGGCTACCTCCCAAAGAATTCTATTTATGCTTCCGGACTTATAGCTTTTGGGTTTGCATCACCGACAATGATGTCAGCAACAGTCTCGCACCAAATCTCAAATGGCTTGGCTGGCTTGCCGGCCATTTCTCTTTTCATTGCGTGGTATGCAAGAAACAACAGATCAGACACGCCCATTTTGTCTTGAGCTTGTCCAATCGTGTTGCCAGTCTTGTTTTCCCATTTTGCCCATTCTGCTGGATGTGCAATGTATGTCTCAGCATTGCCATCCGTGTATTCGATTGTGATTGGTAGTTTCATGCTCCCGAGCTCCTTTTTATAGTGTTGGTGTGGTCACACAGGTAAATGCTAGTGAGACAGTTTGTGCATCTGGTGCTGTGCCTCCAGCTGATGGGAAAATTGGCTGCACATCAAAATTGAACACCGATCCTGATGCAGCTGTAAAAACAACCGCCAATGGTGTGTTTGGTGCTGTGTCTGCCGCTGTCCAAAGTGCGTTGCACAATGATCCACCTGCTGGCCAGTCGGCAAGCATTTCAACAGCAAACGATCCTTGCGAATCAGTCGTAAAATACGCTTTGCCGTCCAAAGTTTGATATGTATTGATTGTTGAATCAATAGTTAAAATTGCAGATGTGGCCTGAGCATCATAAGTATCACCAGCAATGGTGAAAGTGATGTCTCTGCCGGTGACGATTGTTGTTGGCATGATTTCTCCTTAGTTGGTGTAATAGGTGCTGACTTGTAAATCGGCTGTGAGGTATTTGCCCGCACCGACTTCCAATGCTTGTGGTTGATTGACATTGCCTACTTCATAA